CTTTACCGACTGATCAAACGCAACTCTTTTCACCGGGTCCGCAAGTGCTGGCATGGCTTTCACCAGTGCAGCTTGTTCGCGGTCGCGGTATTCCCGAAGTTCAGCCTCCGAAACCGCCTGATTGTGCGTATCGACCTGCCCCTTGATGCTGACCAGTTGACCCAACTCGGCGATTGCGTTTTCACGCAAGGCCCGCTGGTACTGATAGCGTCCGGGGTCGGTCTGCGCCAATTGCAGGGGCGGCTCGGGGGGGATTAAGCCTTGCAGATACCCGCCAAGGTTTTGCAACGCGGTTTCCAAGACGGCATTGCGCTCGGCATACGCGGCCTTTATGGCCTCTGCTGCTTTCCGCTCCTGCGCAACTTCCGTCGTTTTATGCGTGTAGTCCCTCTGCCGGAAATATCCGGCTTTCAATTCTTTCAGGGTAACTTTCTCGTCCCCGTCCAGTGTGACCAACACGCTGTCATCTTCTTCCGCCGGTTCCGCGTCGGGGTCTTCGCCCTGGGGTTCTCCGTCCGGTTCGCTATCGTCTTCGAGTGCATCAAGGGCGGATTCGAGGGTGTCAAGAGATTGATCCTCGGCCTCGCCTTCTACGGCCTGCTCGTCGTCAAAAGCGTAGTCTTCGCTAACCTGATCGGTTGCGTCCATTCTCAGCATCCTTTGCTGGTGAGTTTACACGACGGCCCTTGGCACCGGATTGGTCTTGGCCCTCACAAGGGCTTCCAACTTCCATTTCAATGACCGTATGGCGCGCACTTCGCCTAAAGCGTTGCGGCGGCATTCATCATCGCCCAGCTTTGCGCCGATTGCCGTTTCAATGGCATCGCGCTCAAGCTGTGCAAAAATCTCTTTGACAGTCTCGCTGTCCAGCAGGAATTGGGCTTCACCTGCGCTCATTTGTGAAACTGCCCCGGCACCGCATTGATCGGCTTCACCGGAATTTCCCCGCGTTTCATGCGCCGGTTTGCAGTGTCGTAATCTGTTTCCTCTGTGCCATTAGGAAACACCCAAGCATCGGCCATGATGATGTCTGTAAAGCGCTGCTTTTGCGGATAGCGTTTTTTGATCTCAGCCCACGAAAGCATATCTTTCCTCACATCAGCACCAGATAAGATGCTTTGCATCTTCGCTCACATTGCGCTCCAAGTGCCGGTAGTTGGGAACAAAGAACTCGTTTCGCGTATTCTGCGCCACATGTAGCGCGTGCGCTTCCTGCAAAAGGCGCAACGGACTCATCGCCATTTCAGCGTGCTTCAAAAGCATTTTCGGACAGGAAAGATACCTTGGCTTCATAACGCCCCCAAAAGTAGCAATGCCGCTTCATCCCGCCGTCTGCGCCGCATCTTCACAATGCGCGCCAGTTCGGCTTCAATCACCCGCACCAAGGCCGCGTGGCCCCGCTGTCGTTCCATCGCCGTGCGCAGGGCGTCAGAAATGGCCCGTGCAGCCGCTATCTCCGCTTCCCCGACCACTGCCGCCGCAACGGGGGCAAAGGCTTTCAGCGCCGCCTGTGCGGCTTCCTGCGGGGCATCCTCGGCCATAGCGGCCAAGGCTTCCTCAAACTCCCTGATCTGCCGGTCGCGGAAAAACCGCTTGACCACATCGCCGCCGTCATCAGCGACAATCCTGATCGGCGCTACAGGACCGAAGTACCCGCGCGCAAAGTAGGTCGGGGCAAAGTAGCCCCCGAAATACTTAGACACTTGTCGTCACTGCCAAGCGGTTGCCGTTGGCGTCCACCGTGGCAACGATCCTGTCTGCCGTGTCGCTGACATCGCGGATGGTCACGGTTGGCGTTCCGGCTCCGCTGATTTTGCCCGCTAGGGCCGCTGCGATAATCTGCATCAGTTCCCGCGCGGTAAATCCGCCTTCCAGCACTTCGCCCCATACCGCTTGCGCGATAGATTCCGCCGTGAGACTGCCCGCGACGACAACGCCCGTGGCCGTGCCGCCAAGGGGTAGCACCCCCGATGCAATGGCACCGGGAAACTGCGCAGTGCCAGCACCGGAACCCGTGAGTGGCAAGGTGCCGCTGGCAACCGCGCCGATCAGGGCCGTTGCGGTGGCAATTCCGCCAAGTGGCAAGTCCCCATTGGCCGCGCCATTGACGTTGACCTTGCCCGTGGCTGTCCCGGCTAGGTCCAGCGCCCCGGAAGCCGTGGCAGTGATCGGCGCGGTGCCAATGACGCCCGTAGCGGTGCCAGACAGGGGCAGCGTGCCACTGCCCACGGCAGATACGGTGACGGCCCCGGCAGCGGCCCCTGTGATGGGTAGCGTGCCAGCGACAAGGCCCGATACAGCGACCGCACCCGTTGCCGTACCACCAAGGGGCAACGTGCCGGACGCGGTAGCGGTAACAGGGGCATTGCCAATGACGCCTGTGGCCGTACCCGTGAGTGGCAGCGTGCCGCTGGCAATGCCGGAATTGGCAATGGTGCCTGTTGCAGAGCCGCCAAGGGGCAGCGTGCCAGCCGTAGTGCCAGATACAACCACCGTACCCGTCGCAGCCCCAGTGAGGGGTAGTGTTCCAGAAGCAGTGCCCGTTACGGGGACGGCTCCAAGAGCACCTGTAGCTGTGCCTGTAAGTGGTAGGGTGCCGCTGGCCGTGCCGGTAATCCCACCACCACCACCGCCGCCAGTCGTCCCGATTGCTGGACCGCGGTTGCGCAGCGCCATGTCAGTCTCCGATCAGGGGCGGGCGGTTGCGGAAAGGATGGTTGGCGGGAAGGTTGGCATTAAGGCCCCACTTCCACGCAAGGTATCCTTCAATGGTTCTGCGATCTCGCAAGGTTGGCTCGAAAAGTGTACTCACCACCTCTGAGATTTTTCCGCGCCAGGCAGGGCTAGCCCCGCCTCTGTCATTTCCAATCCAAATCGTGGTCCTACCAGCAGTCGGTGTAATATTGTCCACCCACAGAAAGGGCGATGCAACTGCGGGCAACGCAACATCGGAAGACGACTCACTGCCATTCAGAAAAACCAGACGATCAAAAAGCCAGCGGTCTGCGGTCCCGGCGAGAAAAAGGTCATTAAGCCCGGAGAAGTTGTATGACATCAATCCACTCGTCTGACCGAACGGATTTGCCCCTTCATAACGAGCAACGCCAAAAGTCCTCACCGGGTTGAATGCTGCACCGGTCCAAGTCATTCCGGTCTGGCCCAAGACCCAGTTTAATGCAGGTCGATTGTTAAGCCCGTTTGCAGTATAGGTCGGGCGGCTGGCCATTGGGGTCAGGTTTCGTCCGTTGCCGCTCTTGTCTCGCCAGTCCGTGACTGCGCCGCTCGCCGTCGCTATCGTGGCCGGATCGGCGGCGTCGTACCACGCGCCAAGGCGCAGTGCATTCGGCGACCAAAGCCGCCCCTGCAACCGCGCCTCGTCGATTGGCGAAACCCCGCGCGGCATCAGGTGACATCCTCGTTGAACGGGCGGACGTAAAGTTCGTTGCCGCTGGCCGCTGTCGAGATGCCCGCGTTGTTCACGACCTGCAAGATCAGCGGGAAAGGATAGAGCCTGACCATCGGGATGATGGCAACCTTGGCGCTTGGAGGATCAGTCAGCGCCACCGTGTAGCTGTCAAATGCGCCCCCATTAAGGTCCGGCGTGTCGGTGCCGTCCCCGGCATAGACGCGCAGCGTTATCGACCCGCCCGGTGCCGGGTCCAGTGACCCCAGCTTGACCGTGACCGCCGCGTAAAGGTCGCGCGCCGTGCTGTTGTCATAGCTGATCGCCGATCCGGCAGAGCCGTTTGCCAGCGAGTTGAACGTGGTGCCAGCAAGGTTGCCTGACCTCGTACCGGGCGCTGCCCATTTTGCGACAGCCATCAGACGTTCCCCCGTGCAATGCCAATATCTCGGATTTCGACCGTGCCCACGCCTTGCTGCTCAGCCCACGACTGATTCACGTCTGCCAGTGCCATAAGGGCATCGCGGGTGCCTTCGGTCAGAACCCCGGCAAGAATAAGCCCGCCAAGCAATGTTGCCGTCGCGTTGTAGATCGCCGGGACACTGGCCCGGATAAGCGATGTTTCGGCAATAGTGTCGCGCAGAACGATACATGCACCGCGCACCTGTTGCGGGACCGCAGTGTTTTCGGCGGCAAGAACCACCGCCCCCCACTCACCCGTGGAAAGCAGAATTTCCCTCGCCTCTGATGTCGCAACATCCACCCGCTTCCTGGGCAAGGTCGTGTCCGGCGCATTGAGCACGTCGGCAATGTCCCCCTCTGCCATCCCGCTGGGAAACTGCGCCACCTTCGCCGCGATCTTTTGTTCGCGCTCCGTCGTCATTTTCCACCTCCATAGGCTCGCTTTGCACGCGGCCAGACATAAACCGCCAGCGCCACCGACGCGCAGGCCAGCCAGATCAGAAACCCGGAGGACCATTCTTCGACCCGCATCCACCGTCCAGATGGTGTCAGGCTGATCGTAACCGCAGAATGGATTGCGCCCATCGAAACGAAAGCCGTGTCGCTGATCGTGTCGCGGCCCCGCCATTTCTGCGTGACCAGTTCAATCACGATCAGATATACCGCGATAACGATTGCTGCCGTGACCCAGAGTGACGGCACCCAACCGAAAACCTGCGTCCAAGCTGACGCAATCCCGGCGTTCAGCGCATCGGCAATCGCCATGTGGCCGACTTGATTAGTGGCACCCTTGACCGGCTCTGCCACAAAATCCTCTGGCGCGTTCAAATCTTCCCAGAACGCGCGCCAGATCAGCATTAGGCACCGCCAGCGGTCACGTTAAACGCCGTGACTGTCACCTGCTGGCCCGTGGCAATCGACACGTTGTCCAAGATCATATCACCGCCGCCGCCCGTGGCCGTCACCGTGCCTTGGATATGGCAAGTTCCGGCCTGGTCGATGCTGAAATGCGCCGCCGTCCCCGTGGCGTCCGCCGCCGCGTCCTGCCACGTACCGGCGATGGTCTTTGACCCGCCCGACGCAGCCCCAAGCCAATCCGAAGGAAGCACCAGCGTTGCCAGCACCGTACCCGTCCGCGCCGCACCGCAGTTGGCCGGGACAGCACCCGTGCGGATTGTCAGCGTCGGTCCAGTCCCCGCCGCCGCTTCGATTGCATCAAGCGCGGCGTTACGTGCCGCTACCGAAAATTGAAAAGCCATTGTCTTGCTCCTTAGTTAACCGGCTCGACGCCGATAATTTCACCGGCCTCATCGCGGATAATCCGCCGCGCCTTCGACATGCCCGCAATCGCCGCACTCAAAGCGTCCAGTGACTTGCCCTCACCCGCCTTGCGTTGCCCGTCTTCCGTCGCTTTCGTCGCAGCCGAATGTTCGGCCATGCCGATCTGCGCTTGCAGTTCCATCAGCTTGATTTCGCGGTCTTGAGCGAGTTTCTCGCGGTCAAAATCCAGCTTCATCCGTTCAAGCGCGGCCTGCATTTGCATCTTTTGCTGTTCGACCGCCGCCGCTTGTTGCGCCTCGTTTTGCTTCACAGCCAAATCGGCCTGCATTTGCGCCATTTCCTTGTCGCGGGCGACTTCGGCCTTCATCCGCTCGGATTCAGCAGACAGTTGAAGTTTGGCTTGTTCCAGTTGAAGCGTCGTCTGCGCCTTCATTTGCTCAAGCTGCATCTGGATTTGGCCCTGCGCCTGAATCTTTTCGACCTCGGGATTCGGCGCGTTCTTTGCCGCCTCAAGCTGGGCTTGGACCTGTTGCATGTCAGGATCGGTAAAGAACGGCTGCGCAGACGCAAAGCCTGCCGTCTCAGTCATTTTTTCCAGCGTGTTGTAAAGCTGATCGGGCTTCACATACGGGTTTTCCGGGCCAATGCTGAGCAACAGTTCCTTCTGCAAGCCATAGATCACCTGCAACACGGCCATATCACGTTCTTTCGTGCCGCCACCCAAGCCGACGTTCACGGTGCAATCCATGTCCATGTTCCACACGGTCGGATCGTACTGCACCCATTTGCCCTTCATCTGGACCGTGCGCGGCCCGTCCGAGTGGGCAATGACCAGACGCAACAGACCCTTGAACGCCTTGCGCAGACCGCCGTTTGCAAGCGACCGCACGATTGCATCCGCCTGGGCAATCGCGGGCTGCGTTGCCAGCAGCGCCGTGGTGGCCGCGATATTGTGCAGCTTGTCAGCTTCAAGCCCGCCGGATGCATCCGCAATCCCCGTGCGGGCGCGTGCAACCTCGTCCATGTACCCCAGCATTTCGTAGGACTTGTCCGCGAAGAACGGGACAACCTTCCATTTCACGACTTCATCCGCATTTGCGCCGGGGTTCAGAAAAACAGGTTCGCCGAATTTGCCATTCATCACGGCTTCGGGGTTTTGCACTCGGCTGTAGTCAACATACGGCTGCGGGTTGTTCTGCGAATACAGGTTGTCAAGCGTTTGCCGCAGCAAGGCCGTCTTGACCCGCTGCACATCGCGCAGGTCTTCATACACGCTATGGCCTTCAAACTGGTGCGGGTCGCGTTCCATTACCACAGAGGCGTAAGGTGCCTCGTCTACCGGTTCCAAGCCAAGGACCACATAAGCCCCTTCCGACTTGGTGTCGGTCGTCGTCGCGCCATCGCCGAAAACAATCCGATGGACTTCCGCAATCCCGTCCTCGTCCATATCGACGCGGACATACACTTCCCAAATCTGGACCGTTTCCAGCGCCTTGCGCGTTTCGGCCTGCGTTTCGGTGTAATCCTCGCCCATCCGGCTTTCGTCGTCTTCCGCCTTGGCGTCATACGTCGGGATTTGCCAGACAAGTTCCTTGTCATACCCCATCGACACCAAGGCCGACCGGGTGATCAGCATTTCCTCGCCAACCAGTTCCGCATCTTCGATGCTTTCCGCGCCGGGGGTAATTAGGAACGAGCCGCGCGGCACGGCCTCGATCTTCGGCGTGATTGTCTCTTCCATGCGGCGCAGCTTGAACGTGTGCCGCCGCGCATTGGGGTCAATTGCCAAAACCTGCGAGTCTGTTTCTTCGCTTTCGACGTAATTCGTGATGTTGTTCAACTCGTCGTCAAACAGGCCAATGACCGCTTCATCCGGCTGATTGGTGTATTCCTGAATCGTGACCTTGCGCTTGCGATAGGCCGACCATTTGAGGATGCCCGTTTTCAGCAATAGCGCATCGTGAATGGCATCGTGCAGCGCCCGCTCTGCATTGCACTCCGGCACCGACACCGCGTTGACATACTCGGTCGCCTGTTGCGCGCCTTCCTCGTCTTCCGGCCCCTTCGGCGTGTATTTCACCACATCGCCACCGCCGAAGATCGTCCGCATGATCGACGGCATGATTTTCTTGATAGCCTCGCGCACGTCCATGCTGACAACAGCCGACTTGTGCGGGTCTGCCGGGAAGTCCAGCATCACGCCGCCGTAATACTCCATCGCGGTCTGGCGGGACTTTTGCTGCTCATCCAGATATTCTTTGGCAGACGTGACAAGCCCCGCAACATGCGCGGCCAGCCGTTCGGTGCTGTCCAGGGCTTCTTCGTCTTGCATCAGGGATATTCCGTAATCTGCGCTACGGCTTGGTTACGTTCCATCTTGGACAATCGCCCCTCCAATTCCCTGATAGCAGCCCGCAACGCGGAAATTTCCTCAACCCTGTGGCGCATTTCCGATTCCATGACCGCGTGAAACTTCCACGCCGCCGCCGCTTCTGCGAGATACGATTCAACCACCGGGTCGGGTCTTTCCCCGCTTTCGCGGTTAGTGTGCAATTCGCCGACTTTCATACGACAGCCCTCGGTTTGAATTTGGGGACGTTAGGCGACGGGGCAGCGTGAACCTCATAAGCCACGCACATCAGGCCAAAGGCATCCGCTCCGTGCGAAGACCAGTCATGTTCCGGTCCAAGCCCCACGTTCCGCGCGTCGTCTTTCTTTTCGTGATACCAGCCCAAGGCTTGCAGTCCGGGGTCGGTCTTGACCGCATCAAACCAGCATTGACCCAAACGGCGGCGCACAGCCTCTACCCGCTGCATTGCCGCGCCTTTGCCTTGGTTTGGTATCACCGTCACATCGAAGCCTGCGGCTTTTAGTGCGCTGGCATAGGACACGTCATGCACGCGGTCGTTCGTATCGCCGTCATGCGGCAAGATGCACATGCGCAGATCGGCGTGTGCGGCGCGCAGCCATTGCACATCAGCGGCAAGCGGCTGGCCTACGCTTTCGTGGTAGTCCAAGACGCGGATTTCCTTGCCGACGAATTGGACAATCCAGATTGCGCGGGCGTCTGCCTTGGCTCCCGTCCCGCCGATGTCCCAATATGCGCGCTTGCTTAGAAGCGGGTCAGCAGCAACGTGACCGATCCGGCCTTCCTTGCGGGCTATTGCCAGCAAAGCGGCAAAGTACGCCCCATCGAAGACCGTGGCATAATCACCCTCCCAGATATGGGCGTACTGACCGGGCCGGTTGGCAAAGTCATCCCGGCGCTCGTCTTCAAGCACCTTCGGGAACCACGGGTTATTGTTCCAGTTTGCCCGCACCACGATTGAACTGGACGGCGGGCTTGGCCCGCGCAGCAGCATGTCAACCGGATCGTTCTTGCGGCGCGGGTTCCAACTGAAATGCAGTTCCGACGAAAGGCCGCGCGCCTGATCTTCCCATCGGATCGTAGGGCGCAAAAGCTGCAATGAGAAGGCGGAGAGCGTTTGCGCTTCTTCCACCCAAGCCCGCTGAAAGCCTTCCAAGGACTTCACGCTTTCGGCGGTATGGTCCTGCATCCCCTGAAAGATGATTGTGCCGTCACCAGGGGTTTGAATCACGTTGTCAAAGACCTTGAAGCCCTGCCGGGTGCCGAGACCGAACGATTCCAGCTTGCTTTCAATCAGCCGCTTGGCCGAGTCCTTCAAAGACTTCTGCACTTCGCGGATACAGACGCCGCGCAAGCCTTCGCCCATTTCGCCGGGGGCGCGTACTGCGTCTTCGACCATCAGTTCCGCGAACAAATGCGACTTGCCCGAGCCACGGCCCCCGTATGCGCCTTTGTAGCGGGCGGGCTGCAACAGAGGTTCAAAGACCTCCGCAGTCTCAATCACCAGCTTTGACAATGCGGCGCTCAATGATTGCCAGCAAGGGGTTTTCGTTGTCGCCGGATACGGTCACGGCAGACAGGTCGGGCAGCGATTTGCGCAGCAGGATTTCAATTGCCTTGATCCTGCTCTGATCCAATTCCAACGGCGCGTCGTCGCCTTCTTCCGCGTTAGGGGCCTTTTTGCCTAACGCATAAGCCTGCAAACGATTTACAAGCTGAATAGTCTGAATTTTGGACCGGATGTCTGCTTGATGTGCGCCGTTCAAGCGTGCGGCCATGTTACTTGCCCGCCCCTTGCATCAGCACTGCGTCCCGCCGCTTCAATGCCAGCTTCAATGCCCAGAGTTTCGCCTCTCTTGCGTCGTCGGGGCGCTCCTGCCTTGCCCGCGCAATGATTGCTTCCGTTTCTTCGCGCACAACATTTTTGGCTCGGTCAAGATCGGCTTGCGAAGCCCCGGCCATTGGCCGACCATTGGGGTCTATTCGCATCACCACATCTG